CTTTAGCTTGTTCAACAACAACTTGTGCTTGACCTTGAGCTTCTGCCTGCGCAACACTTGCTGCTTGTGCTTGTGCTTGATCTGTTTGTTGTTTTTTAATTCTTCTAAACTTAAGTAATTGATTAGCAAGTTTAGTATTATTTATTTCTCTTATATCAATAGCATCTTCTAAAAATATACTATTTTGGGCAAGAGCTGTTTGTATGTTAGCTTCTAATAATTGTTTTTCTTCTTGATCCGGTTCTAATTCTAAAAATATACCAAAGTCATGCATATGTAAATTTTTAAGTTCTTGCAAAGAACCTACAGTAAATCTACCTAGCGCAGATATAAAAGCATTTCTTGAAGGATGAAATTCTAATACATCTTTAAATCTTAAAGATATAGCTTCAGCTAGGGCAGTCGTAATAAACATACTACTATTTAATATATGCCTAGTTGCTGTATTACTATTTGCTGCTGCTAATTTTTGCACTCCCACTAAAGCTTTAGGGTCTGGATCAGAGCCATCTCTTGCTTCATTTAAACCAGTTACATCTCTCATTATTTGTATGTACTGATTATAAGCGCCTATTAATATTTGTATTTGATTACCTCCGCTTCCTGGTAATTCTTGAATAGGTACTTTTCCAGGGTTCATTTCGCCATCAACAGTTTGTGAACGGCCTATTATAGATCCGGTTTGGAAATACATATTTAACGCTTCTTGTGGATTATAGCTTGTACCATTCCCTAAATCTATTTCAGCTAATCCATCAGCATCTAAATAAACACCAGAAGGTGTCATTCTTTGTATTGCTTGTTGTAATTTTAAATGTGTTAATTGAACTAAATCAGCATAAGGTGCCATTTTTGAAACAAGCGATGTAATATTGCCTTTATATAATCTAGGAGCACTAGCTACATAATTCATCATTACCTTATTTGTGTTAGATAAAGGTCGAATCATGTTAGTAGCTTTTTGCCATTTTAATAATTCATAAGTACCTAATATGAATGCACCTTCATAAATTACTTCTCTTGCTTGTGCAACTTTTTGAAATCTAGTTCTTTTATCTTTTGGTGGATCAAAACTATCATCTTTTAAAATAGCTTTTTGTGCACCTGTGGATGTTTCTTTTATTTTGTAAACATTACTTTCCCAAGTTTTCCAATTAAAATATAATACAGTAACAACGTTGTTATCATCAATAACATTATCTCTATCATTACCAATTGTACTATAATCAACATAATTAGAACCTTTTTTGGTGTATTGTTCTATAGCTTCGTCTGTTAATTCTGGAAATTGTTTTTTAAGTTCGTTTACTTTTATTTTTTTAATTTCACCAAAATAATAGCAATCTTGAAAATTAGGATCTTCTGTATATGACCATACTAAATTAGCAGGATCTACATAGTCTAATTTTATGCCATCAGTATTATTAAAAGAATGTTTTACACAACCTATTCCTATTGTAGCTAAATCGTAATCTACACGAGCTTTTGTTTCGTCGTATTTATTACGGAGCATTACATTATTAATTGCTTGCTCTTGTGCTATTTCAATACCTTGCTTATAATTAAGCTGCATGTATAATTCTAATTCTTCTGTATTAGCAGGTAGATCTTCTTTTGAAACATTTCTAACATTAAGACCTAATTCATTTTCTATTTCATTTAATACAGTTTTTGAAGCTATATCTCTTTGAACGTCATTAACATATTTAGTTCTTTTTTCTGTAGATATAGGATCTTGTGCAAACGCTTTAATAGTAAATATTCTGTCTTGCATACCGTTTACAACAATATCTACAAACTTAGGAACTATAGGAACTGGTTTCCAATCTAAATTTAGATATGATAAATCACCATTAATAGCGAATTCATCTTTGTATTTTTTTATAGATTGCTCACCTCTAGCGTATAATCTTAACCTATGATATTCATCACGGGTTTGGTAATATCTACCGGAACCATTATCTTTACTGAACCAATCTTGCTCTATTGCTCTTGCAACTTTTAAACCATATTCACTTGATTTTTTTGTTGCATCTGATACAGCTTGACTCGGGAATTGTACTGATTGCCCTTTATTTTTTGCCATACTTATTTTATTATCTGACTTCTTGATCCTGAATTAGTATATTTTGAAAAACCAAAATCAATTTTTTTTGTTACTCTTTCCGCCGTTGGGCGATATAAATGTTTTTGACAGGCCATGATTGCTAAGCCACTGCTTATAGATGCATCATGAGCTGTACGTTTTGATATATCAAATTTAGCCCAATCTTCTAATGTTCTTTGAAAAAACATATTGCCATGAGAACCATCTATATCACCTACGTGATTTTCTATATATGATTCTATAGCTGCGGCATGAGCTTGTCTTATGTCTTCAGAAGTGTTAGGTATACCACCTAATTCTATTTCTGTTTTAGATAGTTTTGCGCGAGTTTTATCAGGGCGATTCATTGAAAAGCCTCTATAACCTCTTCGCTTAAAATGATATAATAATCTAGGTTTATTATTTTCTGCAAGTATTGGCATGCCATAAAACACACACGCCATTAATACATCTTCAAAAAATATTTCTGCTGTTTGTGGTCTAGCAATGTATTCTAAAAAAAATTTAGTATTAGGAACATCACTTACCATTGTCCAGGTAGTTAATCCGTGAAGAGCGCCATTAGACCCGCTACCACCGACAGTACCACTAATGTCATAACTATCGCAGCCGAAGGCTCCAAGGCCATCATTACCAGCATACTTAACACCGTTTTTTAATATTATATTATTTTGTAATGATACAGGTGGTATCCAAGAAATATTGAATCTTCCTGTTTTATTTGGTGTCCAGATTACTTCTGTATCTTTTACACCATTTTTCCAAGCAAATGATCCTTTTGTTACATAGCCTTGCATAGCCATTTCTTCATTATGATCTATTTGCTCATATATTTTAGTAAGATTAAATAAAGAATTTATTGTTTCATCTCTAAATGCATGTTTTTCAGACCTTGGAAATTGTCTGTAATATTCATTTAAAGCATCACTATCATTTTTTAAACCTTCTACCTCATTTGTCCAGTGGTCAATAACTCCCGTATAAATTGTCTCCCCGTCAATTCCTTCAACCGGAGTTGATGGAGTGGTGAAGACAGGATACCCGAATTTGTCAATAAACCCTTCGTATCCCCATTCCATAGGTATGAACAAAGAATATAGTCCACTTGCAGTCTGGCCATTGCGATTTCTATTCGTGACATCTGAATTATTATATAGTTTTTTAAAATTATCTCCTCCTTTATCTAATGCATTAGATGTAGATCCCATCATACATTTACCAACTATTTTGGATCCGAGCCTAAGACAGGTTTTCGTGACCCTCCAGTTGTTGAGTATATTATCCGGTCTTTCCCATTTCCCCGATTCATCATGGACGAGTAATTGTAATTTCTCTCCATCATACGAGTTGTCTCCTGTATTCTTCCAATCGATGGTTGTATCCAAACCTCTTTCAATTTCTTCTTGACTGGTTTTCTGTATGGAATTTCTGGTAAGTCTTCTTGATGGTATCTTATAGGATAACTCCGTCTTCGGTCGTTCCATTCCGTCCTGGATTGGTTTAAAAAAGAACGGGTAATTGATTGATATGGGTACCACCTTGTCTGTAAACATCTTCTTCGCATCAGCTCCAGATTTTGATAATATCCCAAACCTAGAATCCTTTGATGTAGTGGCCTGGTTAACAGTCTCTGATGATGCCATGAAAGAAAACCCAGATCGTCTGTTCTTAAGATAGCACATCCCATAGGATCGTTTATCAGCCTTGCAAGCTTCCCAGAAATAAAAGAATATTCTATTGGCTTGTCTAAAATCAGGCGCTCCAACATCAATCTTTGTCCAGTTGAGGTATATATAGTGCGACCCTGTAATGTAGCATGGTTCACCGTTGCACATGAACCAATAACCATTACTACGAGAATCAAACTCTTTTTCAATATACTCGTAATACTGTTCTTTAATTGTTTCGTCATATTCTTTAAAATCTAATATATTTTTTATTTTATCTAAAGAAGATGGTTTAGAAACTCTTTTGAATACTTGTGAATCTTTTTTTAGATCTTCTCCATCTATTTTTTTTGGAGTTTTAGGTATTGCTACCTTAAGACCTTGTATTTCATATATATCTCCAATAGTGCCGTCTTTACTAATAACTACACAATCTAATTCTTCATTATATCCGTATTCAAATTTTTTATATTTGTTACGATGTTTAATTTGTTTTTTAGAAAGATGATCGGTATGTATTTTATATAAAGTTTGTTTATACATTATTTAACCATATTTTCAACACCTAAAAACGTATTAGTTTTAGTATCAGATTTTTTGCTATCAAGCTCTTCAATCTTGTCAATTATTTTTAAAGAATCTTCTATAGCCACCCATTTTGCTTGCGCTGCTGTTTTTGCTTTTTCAGGATCTAATTCATTTAAATCTATATCTTGTCTTATAACTTTTTCAAGTTCTACTAAAGCTTTTTCAGCTGCGGCTATTACTTTTTTTCTTTTGTCCATAATTTATTGTAACTTGATTTGATAATATTCTATATAATTTTTTACCCTCTATTTCAAACTCATATTCAGAGTCCGGTGTAAACCCTATCACGTCTCCTATGGATAGCCCTATCGCATTTAATTCTTCGTTGCTATACACAAGCTTACCTTTTAAATTTTCTTCTCCGTATGGGCTCCATTTGTTATCGCTACTTATTGGTTCTACAAAGCAATATTCATCAGGGCAGTGCCAATTATCTTTTCTTTTATATGCAAATATTTGATCAGGTGCTACAAAGTATTCGTTTTCTTTTAAAAAGCTTCCGCTATTTTTTTCATTACCTCTAATATCAATCCATCTTCTAAAAACATTATGATGCACAATTACAATATCTCCTTTCTTGGGGGTTTTACTTGTAACTCCATAAGCCGGTTCGCTAAGAACTTTACCAATTCTATTAACGAACATATAATCTCTTTCTGTTACTTCTGTATTTAATATTAATTCTTTATCGCCAACTTCTTTTTTGTTGTTGTACCTTGAT